CCAGTAGATCTATATTTGTACAGAGGTTAATGTATAAATAGATATATAATTATAATAGAGTGCTCATAAATAGAGTACCAAACATAAAAATAACGGAGATTTAAAAATGGCACTTACGTACACTTATGCAGTCAGAAACCTAAAGGTTAAAGACGAAGTCAATAGCGAGGGAGTTACTTTAACTAACGCTGTTGTTCAAACATATTGGGATATTACTGGTACAGACGAGAATGGAAATTCTGCTAAATGGACAGGAGCAACACCATTCACAGCTGCTAATGTACCTGCTGGATCATTCACTGCTTTTGAAACATTAGAAGAGGCAACAGTAATCGGTTGGATTCAGAATGTTATTAACAACGATCCAACTTATAAAGCACACATCGATGAAGTACTGTTAAACAGTATCAAAGAAGAAACAGAAGTTGTAACGGAAAAAACTGGTGCAGACTTACCTTGGGGTGAAGCAGCTCCTGCTCCCGAAGATCTTTAATAAGAAAGATAGACATGACTTACACTTGGGAAATTTTAAGACTTGGAACATTAGACCAAACCAACTCAGATGGAGAGAATCTTTCTGATGCTATTATTCAAGTTAAGTGGAGAAAAATAGCAACTAGCGATGGCGGTTCTGTCGCTAGTTACGTAGGAAAGACTGATCTTAGCTCTGCAGTTGCAGATACTTCTGCTGCAGATTTTGTAGCGTTAGATGATGTGACAAAAGCTAATGTCGTTGCTTGGATAGAAGAGTCTTTATCTGCTACTGATGTTGTTGCTATAAATAGAATTCTAGCTAACAAAGTTCAACAAAATACTATGACTGAGATCAAACCAGATTGGTAAGATCATCTATACTTTGTTATAGTTTTACATTATGGAGATACTATGCACGATTTGCACACAGGCGGATTAGCTAATTACGCACTCAAAAGAGGTGGTTCATTACACCCAATTTGTATACCAACTGAAGTTCTAGGGAACGAAACAGGTATAATGAACCCATCGATTTTCCAACACAACGGAAAATTACTCGTTAACGTACGCCACGTTAACTATTACCTATACCATTCAGAAGGCAAACAGTTTCCTCATCAGTGGGGTCCGTTAGTGTACATACATCCAGAAACTGATGTTACATTGCGAACTCATAACGTGATGTGCGAGCTTGACAAAAATATGAATATGATAAACGCTCAAAGAGTTAACATGGTTTTGGATACAGAACCAACATGGAACTTTATCGGTCTTGAAGATGCAAGACTCTTTAGTTGGGATGATAAACTGTTTCTTTGCGGTGTGCGTCGTGATTGTTATGATGCTAAAGGTAAAGGTCGTATGGAAATGGCTAATATCGAATTTGTTAACGGTGAATGGACAGAAATATCCCGCCATCCTATTCCAGCTCCAGGAGATGATGGTTCTTATTGTGAAAAGAATTGGATGCCAATACTTGACATGCCTTATCATTTTGTTAAGTGGACGAACCCAACACAAGTTATCAAATTCGACATAGAGAACGGTACGACAGAAGATGCTATTTACGATGCAAGTAAATTTGTAGAAGCTAACAAAGATTTTAGAGGCGGGTCACAAGTAATTCGTATTAACGAGCATCAAAGAATGGCATTCGTACACGAAACAAATCTACTAAGAGATCCGTTTGGGCGTAAAGATGGTAACTACGCTCATAGAATAATCGTGTGGGATAATGATTGGAATATTGTTCATAAATCAAAAGAGTTTCACTTTATGGGAACATATTACGATCATGTTAAAGCTCAAGATTATAATATTGAATTTGTGACCGGTGCAACTATGTACGGCAATGATATTCTCATCTCATACGGGTGGCAAGACAATGCTTCATATATATTACGTATGCCTCAAAATGTGTTTGCTAATTTTCTTTATGGAGAATAGATTATGAAATTTAAAAATATGAAAGTTCTGAATGATGTTGTTTTAGACTACAACAACCCATTTAAAATGTTTGAACTTGCTAAAGAATACGATAAACTTAAGCAAGGCGCTGCAGCATTTGGTTGGTATTTAAGAGCTGCTGATTTCTGTAAAGGTGAAACTTACGAGGAAAAAGAACTACAATATAAATGTATGGTGCTTGGTGCAGCAATATTTGCAAGATCAGAGGCCAGAACACAAACAGTGAAAGGCCTTATTAAATCTGCTATTACTGTTCTCCCTGCGAGACCTGAAGCATATTACTGGGCTGCTAAATATTCAATAGATCAAAGCAATTTTCGTAACGCAATAATGTATGCTAAGATGGGTAAAGATTGTGAAGACGTTGAACCAAACGAAGAATTAGACTATCCAGGACCAGTAGGTTTAGAATATTGTTATGCAATTGCTAAATGGAAATCAGATGGACGTGATGACTCTAAAAATCTGTTCTTTGATTTAAAACACAAACGCAAATTAGATATGCCTGATGAAATGTCTAAAAGTGTTGATTGGTGGATTGAGCAAGTTGGTTACCCTAGCACACTCCCTTATACTCAAAACGAAAAACATAAATACAGATATAAGTTCGATGGTTTAGATACAGTAGTAAAAAACTATTCACGCCACTTCCAAGATATGTTTGTTCTTTCTTTACTGAATGGTAAAAGAGATGGATCATTCGTTGAAATAGGCTCAGGACATCCAACACTCTTTAATAACACTTATCTTTTAGAAAAAGATTTTGGTTGGAAAGGTCTATCTGTAGAATGGTCAGAAAGAATGTGTGCGCAATTTAGCAGAGAAAGAAAGACTAATATTATTCTTGCTGATGCTACGAAGATAGATTACTCTGAACTATTCAAGCAGAATTGTATTGAACAACGAGTAGATTTTCTAAGAATTAACTCTGATACTTCATCTTACAATGTGCTCAAATCTATACCGTTTCATAAGTACGAGTTTAACGTCTTTCAGTTCCAACATAATTCGTGTTGGTGGGGTAATGAAGTTAGAGATGCAAGTAGAGATTTTATTAGAAATCTTGGTTATGTACTATTTGTACCAGATGTTGCAGTCTCAGAAGAGCAACCGTATGAAGATTGGTGGGTTCATCCAGCTTTGATAAACAATAGTATGAAGTCTAAAAATCAAATTAACTTTGCATGGAACTACTTTATGAAGGAGAGAACATGAAACCAGTAATTGTCACGGGCGGATTTGACCCTTTACACTCAGGTCATATCGCTTATTTTAAAGCAGCTAAAGAACTTGGTTCTATTCTATTTGTTGGTGTTAATAGTGACGAATGGTTAACTCGTAAAAAGGGTAGACCATTTATGTCTGTTGAAGAACGTATGGCTATCATTAAAGAGATCGGTTGTGTCGGTCACGTATTTACTTTTAATGACGACGACGATACTGCAATTTGTGCTATTGAATATGTAAAGAAGCAGGCTCCTGGGAATAGTAATATTGTATTTGCTAACGGTGGGGACAGAACATCAGATAACATTCCAGAAATGGTTTTTGACGATGTTAACTTTGTATTTGGGGTTGGAGGCGAAGATAAAAAGAAGAGTTCTTCTTGGATTTTAAATGAGTGGGACAAGCCCACGACGAGTAGACTCTGGGGTAAGTACAGAGAATTGGATCAGAATGGACATTGGAAAGTTAAAGAATTATCAATTGATGTTGGTAAATCATTATCAGATCAACGCCATTTTGTTAGATCTGAACATTGGCATATCGTTGATGGTGAATTGAAAATGGATTTAGAATTTACGAATGATTACTCTACATCTAAAGTCTATAAGACCGGTGATAGTATTGACATTCCTACTAAATGTTGGCATCACGCAACAAATGTTGGCGATCGCCCAGTTAAAGTCATAGAAGTATGGATGGGAGATACGCTCTCAGAAGAAGATATTGAAAGAAGATAATATTTTATAGTAGATAAGACTATTCTACCGTGCCTCCCTGGAAGTGTCAACCGTTTTCTTATAAATAATAGAAATAAGTTGAAACAAAGGAGAGAAAGATGGCATTTCAGTTATCACCTGGCGCCAGAAATGGTACGCTCCAGTCACTAGAGACTACAATAGCAGCAAACCCTATCTTAACAATCGCAACCGGTTCTGCACCAGCAGAATGCGCAAGCGCTAACACAGGTAGCATTGTAGCTACCATGGTACTACCTACAGATTGGCTTTCAGCGCCTTCGGGTGGAGTGATCCAGTTGTCTGGCAGTTGGCAAGATCTATCTGCAGATGCTTCTGGTACTGCTGGTTATTTTAGAATTCACCAAAACGATGGAACAGTTTGTCATATGCAGGGTACAATTACTGCATCTGGAGCTGGCGGTGATATGCAATTAGATAACACTAACATTGCCATAGGTCAGCAGATCACAATCACTACTTTTACAATTACTGCTGGTGGCGCATAAAGGACTTACTAAATGTCCGCAAATGGCGTATTCACATCAACATTAGATATTAGTTTCTTTGGAGGTGGTTATTCAACCATCGAAGGAGTAGCTTCTAGCGTTTTCGATTTGAGCTTATCATCTGACGTCTTTAATCCAGTTTACGCTGAATTAAATCAAACGTTGACATTTGATGTTGCAGCTGGTATCGTAACACCTACTGTATATGGTGAATTTTCTGGTACAATAGACTTTAGCTTAAATCAGTCGGCTCGCATAGAGTTCGGCGTACAAAGTTATTTGTATTCTAGTAATAATGAAATTAACTTTACTGCATCTTCTACTGGACTTGTACCCGTATCTGGTATCTCGACTCCAACACTTGAAATATCGTTCTCAGGAACTATGGCTCAGTTTTCTACGTTGGATGGTGCAACAGCGTTTGGTTTCGTATTAAACGGAATTGGACAAAACTACGACTTACTTAATAAATCAAGATTCGGCTCAAACGATGCAGAATTAACTAGATTTGCGTCGAATGAAATAGTAATAAAGCAAGAACCAAACGACGTTAAGATAAGAAATTCTGGCATAACATACGCAGAAGTACGATGACGGTTTTAATAAATAAGAGTAAATACTTGGAGAGAACAAATGGCAGCTAACTTTTATATAAAACAAAACGATACTGCGCCAGCACTTGAAGCGGTTCTTACTGATTCTACAGGCAGAGCAAAATCACTAATTGAAGCTTCACAAATAAGATTTAACATGTCGACAGACGAAGGTGTTAATGTAATTAATTTGGGTACTGGCGCTATAGTCAATGCTACTAAAGGAATTGTATCATACACTTGGCAAACTGGTAATACTTCAAATACTGGTATTCATAACGCGGAATTTCAGGTTACATACAACAACGGTCAGATCGAGAGTTTTCCAAACTCTGGTTACATTAAAGTAATCATTAAAGAAGAGCTGGCGTAAGGAGAAACCAATGGCGCAACCACAGTCAAAAGAAGAATTCCAAGACTATATCTTACGAAAAATCGGCGCACCGGTTATTCAAATCAACGTGTCAGAAGAACAGATAGAAGATCGTGTAGACGAGGCGGTTTCTTTTTGGAGAGATTATCACTATAACGGTTCTCAATTAATTTATCTCAAACATCAACTTACTCAAGAAGATAAAGATAGAGGGTGGGTTCCGTTACCAGCTAAACTACTAGGTATCTCAAAGATTTTCTCTTTCGATACTTCTATTTCTACTGGTACAGGCATGTTTAATGTTAGTTATCAGTTTGTATTGAATAACGTCCAGGATATGACTAGTTATAGCATGCAGAACTATTACATGACTATGCAGCACATCGAATTTATGCAGGAAATACTTGTAGGTAAACCGCAAATACGTTACAACAAACACGTTAATAAACTGCATATTGATACAGATACAAAAAGCTGGGTAGTGGGTAATTATATAGTTATCGAAGCATACGATATTATTGATCCTGACGAATACGCAGACGTCTGGACAGATCGTTGGTTACAAAACTACGCTGCAGTTTTAGTAAGAGAACAATGGGGATTAAACCTAACTAAGTTCACAAACATGCAGTTAGTAGGCGGTGTATCGTTTAACGGAGAACAAATCTTATCTGAGGCTAGGGCGGAACGTCAGCAGATGGAAGAGGACGCAATACGCTCATTGCAACCACTCACCTATAACTTCATTGGATAAATCATGGCAACTAATGCATTCTTCAGAAATATTGATAACACATACGAACAGAACTTAATTGATGATTTAGTAATTGAATCAATTCAGATCTACGGTCTCGACGTCAAGTATGTTACGAGATTGCATTCTAATGTCGACCAGATTTTAAACGAAGACGATCTACCAGTATTCGATAACTACTATGACTTCGAGGTTTATATTAAGAACGTAGATGGATTTGAAGGTGAAGGTGACTTCTTAAGTAAGTTTGGTCTTCAAATTCGTGACTCTATTACGTTTACAGTAGCAATAAGAACTTTTGAACGATTTGTGACACGAGAAAAAGACACTAGATTAAGACCATTGGAAGGTGAAATGATATTCTTGCCGTTAAATGGTAAGATGTACAAGATCCAACATGTTGAGCACGAAAGCATATTCTATCAATCTGGATCACTTCAAGTGTATGACATGCGTTGTGAACTTGCTGAATACTCTGGTGAAACGTTTAACACAGGTTATTACGAGATAGATAACTACTTCGCGGATATTGATACTTCAGCAAACACAGTTACTACTCTTACAGCATTGGCAAACACAGATCCAATTGCACAAAACGTATTCTTTGAAACTCAAGGAGACGATATCTTAGATTTCTCTGAAATGGACCCATTCAGCGAAAACATTTCAATACAGGATTCATAGCATGGCGATTGCAAATTACTTCTATAACTCAACTACGAGAAAATATGTTGCTTTGTTTGGAACTCTGTTTAATCAGATAAAAATTCAAAGACAAGACAATGCTGGAGTCGTGCAAAAAGACATGATCGTACCATTATCTTATGCACCATTTCAGAAAATACTCTCTCGTGTTAGGCAAGATCCCGACCTGATTAACAGTCGTCGCCCCGCTATGACTCTTCCAAGATTATCGTTTGAAATGACGAGCCTTGCTTACGATTCTACACGTAAAATCGGTTCAACACAAAAACTTCTTAAGCGAAATAAAGATGAAACAGATGACGGCAGAGATTTTATATATTCTCCAGTTCCATACAATTTAGAATTTTCTCTATACATTATGACTAAATATGCTGAAGATGCTACTAAAATCATGGAACAAATACTCCCATTCTTTACTCCAGATTTTACAGTTTCTGCACAAATGATACCAGACATAGATCCAATAGATATTCCAATCGTTATGACAAGTGTAACAACTGAAGATCTTTATGAAGGCACGTTTGAAGAACGTCAAGCTATATTATATACGCTCACATTTACTCTTAAAGGTTGGTTCTTTGGTCCGCAAAAAAGAAAACAAGTTATTAAGTTTATAGATGTTGACATGCACAACGGTACTCATCAAAATGCTCCTTTCTTAGAAGGTGTTAATATTAGACCTGGTCTAAGCGCTAACGGTGAACCACTTACAGTCGACGGTGCTCAAGCTACAGCAGTCGCAAGTCTCGTTAATGGTACTGTAAGTTCTATAAAAGTTACTAATTCTGGTGAACAGTACAACGCAAATACAACAGTAACAATTGCAGCTCCTGATGTAGCAAACGCTCAACTTACTGCAACTATAAGCAGTGGTATTATTACAAATATCGGTGTAACACAAGGAGGCGGTTATTTTTCAACTACTCCTACTATCTCAATACCTTTACCAGATGCAACTCCTGCAACGGCAACCGCCACAGCAAGTACTGCAAATGGAGCAATTACTGCTATAGCAGTAACAAACGGTGGTAACTTTTACGACAGTCCGACATTTACTATAAGTCCACCTCCTTCTAAATCGCCTTTGTTTAAGTTTGGAGATGATGCTTTAAACCATGACGATTATGAGGATGTTACACTTCTTCATACTTCAGCCGCTACATTTAATTCTGCAACTGGTTATAAAATACAGTTGTGGATTTATCCTACAGAGTTTCCTGGCGGTAATCCATTCTCTTTACTATTCGCACCTTTCATAAAATTACTCTATAATTCAGATGATGGTCAAGTAAAATATCAATACGGTGGTGGTGCTAGTGTAAACTCAAATAATAACCTAATGCTTAATATGTGGAATCATATTGAAGTTGAACATTCTGGCGCGCAGATTAGAATTAACATAAACGGAGTAAGAGGTACAACTACTACTAAAGGTTCTGGTAACGTGTTATTCCCAGGCCACCTTATTCGTGCGGGAGATGCGCAGGGTAATGAGTCTGTATTTGACGGAGCTAATCGTAGTTTCAGAGGTTATATAGACAACGTAACTTGGGATGTACAAGAAACATTTAATAGCGCTGAAGATGGTAATGTGTATACTGTTCCGACTACTCCTCAGACGGGTAGTATCTTCCAACAAGATTTTGATAAGTCATTACCTTCAGGAACTTTAGTTGTAACTGATGGTTCTGTGTCTGCCATTAATGTTATTGAAGGCGGAGCAGAATATGGAAATACTGTTCCAATTGTAACTATTGATGCTCCAGATAGTAGTGCTTCTGCATTTGCTGCAACCGCGACTCCAAACCTTGTCGCTGGTATTATAGATAGTGTAACTATAGTAAACGGCGGAAGATTTTATGCAAATACACCTGCAGTAAATGTTTCTGCACCAACCGCTACAACTGCTACAGCAACGGCTAACATACTTGCAAACGGAGATGTTTCTTCAATC